GGGTGGTCGAAGTCCTGATTGGCAAAATAGGTCTCATTGTCAACTTGGAACTTTCCTTGTGTCTTGACGGTGGTGCGTATCCACGGATTAGCCGTGGTGCCGAGGATGTTATCCAGAAGGTCAGTCTGCAACACTTCGGGGGGCAACGGATAATCAAGAGCAAATTCCTGCACACGGGTGGTATTTTCGGTGTAAGCGGTCACATCCTGCTGACCGCTGAGATAACGGGAGGACAGAGGAACTTCCGGCTGTAGAAAGAGGGAGTAGTCCCGAGTTCCGTCCGGTAGAATGGTGGGATTGGGGATATTGTTGGCAGCCGGGCGCACGGCAGGCCCCTCGAAGCTTAGCCCGGCATCGGAATAACGCACATGACGAGAGGTGACGGTACTCCATGTTCGACTGTAGGGATTGACACTTTCCCGGTCGAATCCCCCGGTTGCCTTATCCCAGCCGGGGTTTATTCGTTCTGTATATCCTTGTGAAAAGGCCGCTGTTCTTTCTCCGGGATAAGCTTTACGGTAATTACCCCGTTTACGTTCATCTCGTCCAGCGACCCCCTCCACCTCTCGCATGGCAATAGCGTCCTTGGCCCGAGCGATATGAGACATCGCCCAAGTAAGGATTGCCATCTGAGTATGACCTCCCATATAGAAAAGTGGAACCGCCAGACAGGTTGCCCCCTTTTCGGGCATTTGCAAATCAGTGGATTCGTAGGAACTATAAGAACAGGGAATGACCGCTACCTCATTGTAAACCTGCTTGGTACGAAAATCCTCAATGGTGCATATCTGCCGTTCATAATCCACGGTCTGAACTGTAGCGAGAAAGACCTGAAATTGCTCCGTCAATTTAGTGGGAGCACTCGGTGGGTCTTTGTACATGTGCGTATTACTGGTCGGGAGCGCCATGTTAACTATTACCTCCATTCAAAGCGTTTTTCAAGAAGGAGGGTAATGAAGGAGCGGGGGGTGATGGCGTGGTTGGGTTTGTTCCTTTAAGCTGCTTAATGGTTTGTACATTGGATGAGGAAATTCCACCTGTAAGGAAAACCCCCACCGTGCTCTTGATATCGTTAAGGGCGGAAGTTCCAATTTCCACCTGTTGCTGCAAGTCAGGTTGGAGATTTTGAGTAAGACTCTTGTCTGTACCGGGTTGACCGGGTTGCGGGGTTACAAGCTCAATAACGGAGTCTGCGGTAACGGAGTCATACATTATATCAATAGATTGAGAAGCCTGAGAAGTTCCGGGTTGATTTCCGTTGAGCGGAGTGAGGTCGCCCGACTGTAATTGTCCCACAATACTGGGGTCACTCGGGTTAGTTACACCCGCAAACAGGAAAGCATTTACACTATCCACGGCTTTGGCACGGAAAGTCAAAGCGGAGTTATCAGTCAAAATCCCTAAGCGACTTTCACGAAAAGCATCAGTTAGAGAAACCCATCTTCCCCACGGAAAGGGAGATATTACCTCATACCCCTGCTCATCCGTGTAGGGCTGGGTATTGAGAACCTTCTGATAATAGACGGAGTTGATGCCGTTGTTCAACCAATAATTGGCGGAAAAGAACGGGCTGCCAACCGTCATGGCACCAGTTCCACCTTGTTTGGCGGTCTCTCCCGTTTCCGGGTTAGTGGGCAAAGTGTTATACATGTCGGCATCTATTACAGTCGCCTTGTCATTCTGTAGCCTGAAACACTCGCTAGTGGTATCAAAACGAGTGGCCCAAAGATTACCTATCGTCTCCTTCCGCTGTTTAATGTAAGCCCATTCATCTTGCGAGAAAGGCACATTGTCAGGCTGACGGACACTTCCTTGATTTCCCGCCTGTACCAATGCCGGATTCTTTGAGGGATTACCGCCCGGAGTAGCACCGGAAGAAGCCACTGAAACAAATTGTGAAGCCCAACCGGGAGGATTGACTACGGGTGTGTTTGCATCCGGGGGTTTCGTCCACTGATAAACAAGATTCGGCTGACTGGTATAGGAGGTTACCGTCTTGGTTCCGATGGTCTTGGTGGAAGGAATGAGAGGCCGCTTTCGGACAGTATCCAGAGTTATCTGCATATTGGCGGCTTGTCCCTGTTGATAGGTGATGCTCACTTGTTTGATGTACCCATACATATCCTTGTGAGGAAAATACATGGGGAATCCGAGGTGGATTTCCGGGCGCATGGGTATGGTAATGGTGTAGGTGCGATAAGCACGATTTGCCCGGTTGAGTTCCGAAGCGGCGTAAGCATACAGATTGACGAGATGGTTAGACTGAATGAAAGGAAGCTGTCGGGCTGGTTCTTCCCTCAAACCGAACTTAGAGAGTTTCGCTATGTCGATGTGGTCTACAACTGGTTTGAGGATTCCACCCTCGGAATCAAAATGGAAGTTGGTAAGCCAGTCCCCTTGAATAGACATACGAGTGCAACGAATGCTATGCTCGTCTTCGGTCTCTGATTCACTCTCTATCTCACTCAAATGGACGACGAAGGGGTTGGTATTCTGAGTAAAATAATCAGCGGCATCGGGAAGTTGAGCATTGGGGTTAGTAATCCCTATATTGGTAACATCCAAATTGTAATAAGGGGGCTTAAATATAATAGCCCCGTCCAAATCCTGAAACCCCTCATAGAGAAGCAAATTCACCACGGTACGCAGGCGCTCCAACCGAGAAGTAATCTTTCCATCATTGAGTTTTATGGAGTCCACCGACATATCGGGAAGATACTTACGCATGACATTGATGTACATGTTCTTGTCATTACGAGTGGTGCCGGGGGACTGTACCGCCAATCGGGCGCTGCGTGCTCCCATCATATCCGGGTCCATGCTGCCCACAGCGTCTTCCGGTTCTTTGCTGAGAACGTTGGTGATGATGTTGGGGTCATCTTCCGTAATCACGGGAGAATTCTTCATGTCGTAGCCAAGGATACGGACATCCTTGACGAGATTAACGAGTTTTGTCTGCCAGCGTATGATGTAGTTTTGCTTTATCGCCTTTCCCCAATCAGAGGGGTTATTTTGTTCGGCATTGATAGCCCCTTGGTCTAAAGCGTTGAGTTGAAATCCGGCTGGAGTAACCGAACGCAAAAACATATCGGCAAGCTGCTTGTAGGGGTCCATGGATGCGAGGTTGTTCTTATAAGGGGTGATGTAGTCCATGGAGGCATTGCTAATGAGGGCTGCCGCAAGGTCAATCTGCATGAGTTCAAGAAAGCGGAGCGTCCCTAAACAGCTAATATTGATTTGTAGATTGGTTCCGGTGTCGCTATACCCGATATTGGAAATCATCCCCTTGAAAATACGGTAATACATGGTGTTTCCACGGGGGGAAGGAAAATACCCCTTGCCAAAAACCTGAACCTCCATCATGGTTTCAAGGATGTTGTTACCACCTGACGGGGCCTGAAATAGCCGCTTGAAGTTGTTAGGGACGAACATTGAGATAGACGCTGAAGGGATGAGATTGTCGATATCATAAGAAGCGGAAAATGAGTCGATGAAGTCGTTGAAGTTGACAATCGTGTAGCTTCCATCCGATTGATTTGAAGCATCTTGTGAGTTTATGTAGGGGTTAATTAAGTAGGGGCGACCCTCAATATACACAACGATGTCCGGGGCGGTCTTTATTATTTCCCGCTCACCCACCGTTTGCATGATGTTTCGGATAAGGTTCGCCATGCGTCTCCTAGTTACTCCCCGTCGTGCCAAAGACTAAGCTGCGCATATTAGGATTTCCCGCTGCATTAGGGACCGCCGCCGAGGAGGGGAACAGCGCCACATTAAGGGTATCCATATACGTGCCGCTCTGAATTGCCGGTGAAACGGGATTGATGCTCTTGAAGAGATTGGTGTTGTTTATCAAATTGGACACCACTCCCTCAGTATTTACCCCCGTAGTCAGGGGAACACCATTCTGTGTACCCGCAGGCGGTGGTGCGGGTGTTTCCGTAGCCGTATACGCTCCATAAGAGTGCCCCCGCTGAATATTTGAGGGCTGACTATTGATATAGGGAGATGACGGTCGGAATCGCTCTCTCCATGAGAGAAAGCTAAAATGAAACTCCGCTCGGAAAGGATGGTCAGCATCTAAGGTATATCCAAAATCCTGAAACATCCCATTCCACACGAAGTTACCCACAATGAGTTGAACATCCTGATGCTTTTTTATGCGTCTACGGGTGTATCCGGGGGCTAGGGGTCCCTCATTTGCCTCTTCCCCCTCAAAAAAGTAGCCGTTGTTCTCAAAAAACATCACAAGCTGTTGGAGGTTACGCCAAGACTCGGTAAAGTAGTAATACCCATCCGTTAGACCATAAGTCCAATACTGACCGGGGGTGTGACCGGTCATGGAGATGGTGGAGAGGCTCTCCCCCCACACACCATACTGCCAGCCGCCCCGAGCAAAGGATTGAGCATCTTCCGTACTCCGAGAAACCTGCGCCGTCTGAGGGTTGATGAGAAATCGGTACTCAGCGGTCAAAGCGGGGTTTGCCACTCCGTTAGAATTAAATCCCCGATGTGGTATGCGAATAACCACGTAATCCACAAACGGTTTGTTCGCCGCCGTGACATAAGAATCCTTGGTGGAAGGGAGATTCTTTTCATTTTGTATGTTAAGCGCCGATTCAAGGGAAATCCTAGCCGAGGAACTTTCGGGAATAAAGCGCTTTTCCGCCCGTATTGGTAACAGCATTGAGGGCGTGGGAGAAGCCTTGGGGGTGATGGCATGAATGTCACTCATGTCATTGATATCACCCTTTGCTTGCTCGGGGATAGCGCTTCCTCTCACGGTTATAGAAGTGGGGGGAATGCTCGGTGTTGGAGTGGTTCCCATTTTAAGTTGAAGGGTTAAACACAAACCCCAGTGTCCTTTCTACCTGAAAAACAAAACTGAAAGTCCATTGAAATGGACTTGCCGCATCTTGAGTCCAGTTTAGGCTCTTGAAGTATCCCATATAGGTGGTGCCCTTAAACTTCATAAGCACCGACCCCCGGCTCATCACATCATTAAGCCGCCCATTGAGCTGTGTGGCGGTGATAGCAAGTTCGGGAGACCAAGCGTCGATATCCACCTGCTCTTTAGCCTGCCCTTTACCAGAACCCGCCTCTGCCTCAAAATCCTTATTGTAGAACCACCGAATTCCATTCATCTTGAACAAAGAAAGAAACTCCACAAAGGCATCCTGTGCCGCAACCCTGAAAGCTTCTTGTGGGTTGGAAGTTCCGGTCTTTTGAGCAATAAGGTTATTAATCGTGTTGTTGGGTAAAGTTCCCGTGGGTGAGATTGTACTGTCTATTATTTCGCTTCCCGTGCCAGAAGCATTGAAGCCTGAAAGCAGAAGAGCCAAGGTATCAGAGCCGGGGTCCGCTGTACTGAAAAAATCGGTAAGCCCAAACTGATTCATGAAGACGCCGGTAGTGCATTGTCCCTCTATCATGTCCGGCTGCATCCCCCACATCGTGATATGCCATCCGGTGCGAGTTCGCTGTGGCCTCATGACATGCTTAGAGTTAATGTTGAAGCTTTTCATGCTGGCATTAAGCTGAACTTGCAAGGGTGGATACTGGTTAGCCGAGGTCGCCCCCGCAGGAGAAACAGGGAGATAAACATCCTGACGGTCATGCAACAGCACCTCGAACACCACGGGAGTTATGGAGTTTCTCACCTTGGGATTCCCAGTGACTAAGCTCATATCGGAATACCATGGGGTATTATCCAGATTGGTGTTAATAATGGCATCCGGGAAGAGTGAAGTGTAGTCAATAGTGGGTGAGTCCAGAAGAAGCGGGTTGTAAGATGCAGCGGTCTTCAAAAGTGGGGCGTCTTGAGACCCATCCGACCGGGGGGTAGAGGGGTTGTTACCTCCCTGTGGGTTAGCGGTGATTTGAGACGAGTACCGGGCTACCGTGTCTATGAGACTTTGAGCATAGGGACTATTGAGACCGGCGTACCGATGTAGCGCCTCCTGCGGGTCGTTATTGGAAGCCCGCAGGCATTGAGCATAGAATTGGGTTGCCACTTGAATGTTGTATGCCGGGTCCGTGAGGAGTTGATTGGTGCTGACTGGTTGCCCATTCACCTTCAGGGAATCCACATTTCTGGTGTTGATTTGGCATAACCCATAGTCGGTACTAACACCGAGAGCTTTTCCGTTTTGGTTGATGGCATTGACATAAAAGGAGGACTCGTGGGAGGCGATTCCTACCAGAATGTTGGGGTCTATGTTAGTGCCATTCTGATTATTATACTGAGTCACAACACTGTAAGCGGTGTCGTTGACCTGCTGCTCCGTAAGTTGTACTGGGGGTCCTTGGGTAGCCATAGGTTATTGACCCCCGATACCTGGAATTTTTATGTTCGCTCCTAGCGTCGGATTAGCCAGCATATGGGCAAAGTCCTTCGCAGGGTTACCTGTAGATACGGTGGAGGTTTCGTGTGCTCCTCCGGGGAAAGTAGAGGGCAGGGTAACATTAGGGCTGAATCCCTGAGCGATTTTGGTGGACGCATCGACTATAATGGGAGCATTACCGGCTGCTTTATTGGCTGTTCCCGTCGTAACTTGTGCATTTACCCCCCCAGCAGCGACACCCGGTCCGGCTGCGGGAGGGATATCAGTGGTTCCACGATAGTAACCCTGTTTTATCATTACTTCTTCACGCAAGCGCTTTTCCATGTCATAATACCCGGTAACATCATTTCCCGTAGCTATACCCCTTGACTTGACGGTGTTGATGGTGTTCTGCATAGCGGTAACAGTGTTAACTAAATTCTGTCTCTGTCCCTGAAACCCTGAGAGATTCAGCAGGTCGTTCTTGATTTTATCTGGTCCGGCCTTCTTGTCTTGGTCTTCCTTAAGCTGTTGTTGAGCGGCGATGATATACTTATCAAGAGTCTTGATTTCCTCCTGCCCCTTATCCATATCACCCTGAATGGTTCCGGGTCCTGTGGCAATAATTTTCGCCTGTATATCGGCGATATCTTCGGCTTTAGGCATAGTGTTCCCGCCGAAGAAGTCAAGTATTTTGGTGAGAGTGCCATAAACGAGGTTAATCAAAATCTGAGTAATCTGCTTGAGGTAGTCATCGGTGGTGGTCAAAGCCTCACCAAGACTTTTCTTCATAGTGTCGCTAAGTTCCTCACCCTGTTTCTTGGCGGAGTCGGCAAAGACTTTCGCCATAGCTCCACCTGCCTCAAAGTTCGAAGAGAACGTCTCCCAGTCCCCGGCTAACCCCTCCATAGCCTTCTGTTGTTCACTGGCGCTACCCTTCAAATCCTTCATGACATCTTCACGTGTGGCTGTGGGCTTTAACCCAAGGTAACCCGCAATTTTCTTGTAGGTATGGTCATCTACATTCCCTGTTCCCATCATGGCTTCGTTGATACGAGCGCCAGATGCCGCCAGTTGAAGGGTTCGCAACTTAGGGATGTCCTCGGGGTTGAGTTGAAATGCTGTGGCAAATTTATTTATTTCCATCGACCGCTTAACTACTTCCTCAGGATGGAGAATGAACTTGCTCATTGCCTCATTCACATTCTTACCCACGCCCGCCTTCATAAGAGTCTGTTGGAGCTTTGTGATGTTCATAGCGGCGGTCATCGCCGGGCTTTGATTGGGAGCAAAAGCAAATTCCAAAGCGTTGCGGGTAGTGGGGTTCTTGACAAACAGGTTGGTCTGCTGTAGGGCCTGCTGACCGGCTGTTAACTGGTTGAGCGTAGCTCCCACTGCCTGCTTTTTAGTGGCGTCCCCCTTACCTTCGAGGTCACGGGCAGCGGCCATTGTAGCCATTCCCGCTGTGGTGGGATTAGACACCAAACTCTCCTTCGTGACACCGGACTGCCCTAATTTGGCCCTAGCTTGGTCTTCTGAGAAGCCAGCACTCTTATAGGCATCCAACAGGGCCTTGTAAGCATCGTCTGCCTGTTGCTCTACGTCCACACCTTGTGTGGCTTGGAGCATTTGCTGAGTGCCTCTGGTCATATGGAGCGCCATGAAAGCCCCCATCTCCGGGGTAGTCTTGGTGGTTATCATCGCTTTCATAGCGTCTTCCACCTGCTCCGAAGTGAGAAGCCCTGTGTGTCCCAGCATTCTCAGGGCGGAGGTGACATCATTTACACCCCGTGCCATATGGTCGAACTGCCCAGAGATGTCATCAAGAATTTGAATGTACTTGGTGGAGGTGATGCCTGCCGCTCGAATGTCGATGTTGAGCTTGTTGAAGAAAGCGTCCGTGCCTTCCAGCGACAGGTGGTATTGCTGGAGAAGCTTCATAATTTGTTCGGTAGCGGCGGTCTGGTCCAGTCCGGCTAATCTCGCTCCACCAAAAATGGTAGCGGCAATTCCCTCCCCCGGTCTACCTCCTGCTTTACCAATAATGTTTTGTTCCAGTCGATTGTTGGTTTCAGAGAGGTCGGCGACACTTACACCAAATTTGTTGATTGCCGCAGCGATATCAATGTTCTTCTCATAAGTCTGCCCATAGAGATTCATGCCGGGAGTCAGATTCATACGGACATTCTGAAACGCCGCTGCTCCCGAGGTACGCCCAGCAAATAATCCACTTTGTCCCAACTTGTCAAAGATTTGTTGATTGCTTTTAATCATACCATCAAAGGCATCTCGGAGCAAAGAGATAGCACCAATGAATATGCCTATCGGCCCCCCACCAGCAGCTTCTCCCAAAGCTCCCGCACCCATTTCCCCTGCACCTACTGCTGCCTCACCACCTCCTCCAACGGTAGCAGCGATACCCCCGGATGCTGTTGCGCCAATTCCTTCTTCGGCGGCTATACTTTTTGCCGCACTTTGTAAGGCCATGGCGGAAATCCGGGAACTTATCCCCGCACCCCTTCCACTGATTCCCCCCACCATCTCGGAAAGGTCTGCCTGTTTCATTCCCTTTACGACATTGGCACGCTCTTTAAGCTGTTGGAGTAAAGCGGGGTCCATTTTACTGATGGCATTCTTGGGTATCGTACCAGTCTTAGGGTCAATCAAACCGGCAAGGTCTTTCATGAATCCCGTAGCTTCATTGGGGCCTTTTTCCGCCTCGAAAGTGACCATCCGCTGTTTGAATACACCGGCACCCTTCACTAAATTATCTCTAGCCTGTTCCGCTGCTCTTCGTCCTCGGTCCATTGTGCTAGTAGCTTTATCCCATGCTCGCATAAATGGTTCGAGCATTCCAATTCCCATTGCTCCAAAAGTATCTCGAAAGGTATCTCCTAATGCCCTTGCGGGACGCCGTAACTTTTCAATTTTTTCACGAACGGTGTCTAAAACGGCTGTCACCCCCTCCAAGGACTTTCTCAACTCCTTGGCGGAGGTGTCATCAAAAGCGTCATGCATACTCTTGGTGGTATCTCTAGCCCGGTCGTTGATTTTCTTCAACTCATCGTTAATGAGTTTGAGAGCCTTGATGGCCTTTTCCCGGTCTGCGACGGAGTAGCTACCGCTGTTCTTCACGTCCTCCGCTACCTTCTTTATCTTCTCAAGCTCCTCCTGAACTTCCTTGAAGTTTTTCTTTTGAAGAACCTGCCCAGAGTTGATGGCGTGAACCATCTTGAGGACACCATCTAATCCCCGTTTTTGGTCTTCTACGTGGGTAACTAAAGCCTCGGCGGTGGTGTTGACCGTCCCAATACTCTCTTGCAGTTTAGCCATCAAGTCAACGAGTTGTTGTTCCTTGGCGACAATCAAATCCATCGTCCCGGATAAGGCTACAGTTGCCTTATTCAGGTTGTTGATGGAATCTTGCAAATCCTTCGGATTGTAGGGGGGTGCGGGCATCTATTAAGCCTTTTGCTCCTTTTCTACCGCCGCCCTTTCCTCAGCAGACAACTGGGCTTCTAGGCTCTTTGCTACGGTGTCTTCAATTACTTCCTTGCTGGCATCGTGGATTTCCTTCAAAGCGGCCTCGAAAAACCGGCGCTCCACCTCGGTCATCAGTGTGCTTTGCGGAAAGTTCTTCTGCATACGCTTTTCGATGTTGTCGGTGTGAACCATGAGAATCTTCCAAAGCGTCTGGAGGACCTCCTGTCCCCATCCGAGGAAAATGTTCCGCAGGACGACCTGCACATCCGATTTTTCATTGGTGGTGGGGTCTATCAGTATCCGCTGCTCTTCCATGAGGTTGCGAATGCTGATGCCGTTAATCCACGTCACCGCTCGGGATAGTATCTCACACCGGATGCGCTGAACCCAAGCATACCCCTTAAGCTCCTCACAAGCAAGAAGTGCTTTCATCTCTTGGTCAGTGGGAATATTGGCAATTCTGAGACATACTGTCTTCCCAGATGCCTCAAAATTAAGGATTTCCTCGTTTTCTTCAATTCCGAACCCCTTAAGACCTAAAATTACCTCATCAAGGGACTTAGGGGCCTCAACAACCACCCCGGTTCCCGGCTTTGTCTTTGAACTCATAATTCCTCCCTAATTAATCGGGTGACAGTCAGTTATCTGAAAATGACCACAAGAATTTTGGAAATTGAGGGCCGAATCGTGGTATACTGGAAGTGGAGGAAACTTGTATGGATGAAAGTTCGGAAGACAAAATGCTACGAGTGGCTCAAGGGCAGCGGGATTACCTAATATCCCTAGACGCCTATTACTCTCTTAAAGCTAAAGGAGTGAATCCACCCCTCTACCCATCAAGACCAAACTATGGTAGTGAGGGAACCGGTGGTGGTATCACCGAGACTATACTCAGACTCGGATTTTTCACGGGAGTTGGGGGAACATTAGGTTTAGGGGCATGGGTAGTCGTCTGTTCAATCATGGGTTGGCATTGTTGGCCTATGCCTTATTAAACCCCCGGCTACTCCTGTTGATAATGGAGGATGCGTATGGATGAAACAGCGGACGACAGGTTATCGCAACTACATCGGGCAGAAAGGGATTATTTAATCTCTTTGGATGCCTACCATTCCCTTAAAGCAAAGGGAGTGAACCCCCCATTTTACCCCGCTGGTCCAAACTACAATGGTGGGGGTAGATTGGGGTGGTCATGTACCCTCGCCCTATTCCTGATTTTAGTGGGTGGGATAATACTGTACCCAAGTTATGTTGGTATTTCATTTCTATCCATGTTTTTTCCCAATGTACCCGTATCGACATGGATTCTTATGTTTACGGCGATTTTTGTTCTAACAATTGCATGGTTTATCCACAAGCTATAACTAATCCTGTTGGTAGCGCCGAATCTTTTCCCTCACGTCTCCGGGGAGTGGATTTGCACCCTCTCTGGTAACGGGGGTCGGGGTAATTCTCCCCTTCTGCAAGTCCCTCTCCCTCTTTGTAACCTCTTCCTCCGTTTCGATACGGATGGTTTCCTTGTTGATTCCGATACCCCCACGCCGGGTGACCATTTGCTCAATCTCTCGCTTGCGTTGTTCGGCGGCATCCACCTGCTGCTTTTCAAATTTTGCCATGAGCTTCTCGTGGCGGTCGTTGGAAAGCATCCCATGAAATTCTTTGAGCATTCCCTCCTTGGTTTCCATGTTTTCCACGTGTGCCCACCCATCTTCAAGGCTGGTATCCACGGGGGCCGCTACTACATTCTCCCACGGCTCCAGAGCATCCACCCGCATCTTACGGGTTGCGTCTTTAAGCTCCGCCGCCAACCCATCTACAGACTTCCCCGCCCACGGGCGCATGATAAGCACAGCGTTCCATGACTCATCCAAGCGCTTCTTGGCCTGCTCCCGATAAGTGCAGAGCGAGGCCCATAAACGGGTATGATTCGAGGGGCACAAGACCCGCATAGTCTTACCATCCGGGAGGTTAATATTCCTAGTCTCGCAGGAGAAATAAGCACTGTGGCTATGCCAAAGCATTTCTGAGGTTCGGGTAGTGGAGAATGCCGATAGGTAAGGGAAGAGAGAGGCATCTCGGTCTCCCATTGCCAAAATAAGTTGGACAAGGCGATGAATCTCCAAGGAGGATAGAGACCCCAATTCTTCCTCATTAAGCGTTGTACTCAGCAATAGACACCTAAAGACAAACTCCAGACTATCCGGTATCCACCGCCTGAGGATGCGACGTTCGGTATCGTGAAAACCCCGCACCCACCCCCGCTGCTTGCCATCCACCATAAGAGGACGAATTCTTGCTCCTACACTGATAAGCTCATCACACGCCTCGGTAACTTTCTCCCGAACACCCTCTACATACTTGGTGGGTACCCGGTTGATTATACCCTCACCAAGTTTCCTAGCAATCTCCACCCCGAAAGTCATTTTACTTTCACCGGGTGAACCACCACCCACCCACCTTCCCGTGGGAGATGTACCAAGGACCGTTGGGGAGACATTCCCTCTAACCATGTGGTCCTCCGTCCGGGGTAGCCGCTGGAAATATCCGCTTTTCCTTACGAGCGGATTCCAATATTTTACGACTTAGTTCTGCCTCAGCGGCGACCTCCTCTTTCCCAAAACGGACTTCCATAGACTTGATAGCCTTGTCATGGGCTGTTTCCTCTTCCTCCCCATCATCAGAAATTCGATTCATAAAAGTGGAGGGTTGGGGGGCCTGATATAAATCCACGGTGGAAAATCGACTGGCAGGTGGTAGTGAACCCTTGTAGACCTTCCAAACCCTGGCGGCAATAGCCTCTGGAATGGCCGCAATTACCCGAATGGACTCTTTCAAAGATTGGGGCTTAATCCCAGAGACTTCGGCAAGAGCGGTTGATAGGACTGTGCGCAGGGGGTCTTCTCCCTTACCAATATGGATAGCCATTTCTTCTCTCCATGTGAGTTTTTTGAACCGGAACTTGTAGCGCAGTAGTTCCACATCCACAAAGTTGGAGTCAGTCATTTCTATACCCATATGAACGGCCTATGAAGCCATCTTTCATAGAATCACTATCAGAATGGTATTTAGAATATACGCAATGAAAATCAGAAGTCACACCACCGAGAAAAGCTGGATTGTCTACCTTATAACCAACAAAGTAAATGGGAAGGTGTATGTTGGTCAAACATCCTGTGGTTTGAAAAGGCGATGGGCACTCCATTGTTCCCCCTCGGCGGGAAACAAACATCTGTTGAACTCTATTCGTAAATATGGCCGTGATTCCTTTGAAATCAGCATTATCCACGGTCCGGGGCTTACCTTTGAAGAATCTAGCACCTTAGAGAAACGGGAAATATCTAAGAGGAAGTCAACCGACCACCAATTCGGATACAACCGAAGTACGGGGGGTGAAGGAGGTGCTAATGGTATGAGATTCCCCTCCGAAACTTACCCCAAAAGATTGGGTAGAAAATGCTCTGTCGAAACCATCAAAAAACTACGGGATGCTGCAATTGGCAGAAAGTGCTCACCCGAAACAAGAGTGAAATTGAGGCTGGCACTAAAGGGTAAGAAACCATCTGCTAAGGCTATAGAAAACTCCCGTAATGTGTGGATTGGAAGAAAGCACTCACCGGAATCGAAAAGAAAAATAGGGGCGGCACAAAGGGAAGTTAGGGAGGTAAAACCGAGAACACCTGAAACAATTACTAAACTGAAAGCGGCTTGGAAACGACGTAAATTAAAAAACCCAGAAATGGTGTTCCCGTTTCAAAAGGAAAAATAGTATGTATCTAACGGAGTTATGCCGAAGGTTGTGTACGCAGGATTTGTACCCATTTGTTCTACAAAACAAGAAAAAATTGATGTGGACCATCAAGTACTCCTTCACCATCGACTACATGCCAGATAGCGATGAAGTGGTTACCAGCAGAACCATGAAGGCTATATGGAAATACATCACCCGCTTCAAACGCCTTCCCGTGGGTCCGCAGGACGTTAAGGGGTACATCGTCACCAACCCCGACCACATCAAGGAGTTCTCTCGTGGGGGTGAGGATGGTGAAAAAGATGAAACCACGGAAACCCTGCAACAGCTTGATACCTTGACCACATGGAATCCCCCCACGGAATCCGTCCGGGGGCTGGAATCCCTCATGGTTCTGGAGAACGCCTTCTCCAAGGTCCGGGGAGCTTGGCACTCTGTCGCTGCTAACCAATACTCCAAAATTGCCAACGGTATGGACTCCTTCAAGTGGTTTGAGAAGGGGGAGAAAAAGGAAGAGCGGGGTCCCGCTCCTGCCATGCGTTGGCTGCGCATGAAGTGGTTGGAAGACTACACCGACGATACACCGCCTGTAGATGGATTCCTGCACCAAAACATGCAGGTAGTCCGGGAGGGTTTTGCCAACCTGATGAACGAGCAGAATGAGAACGGTCGGATGCTGCTTGGTCTGGACAACGTTGACAAGTGTGTGGTCATTGGCAAACAGACAGACAACCGCTTCATCGGCATCGTCGGGCAGGCAAACGATGGCAAAACCACACTTGCCAACTACATAGTCTACAACTGGTTACGCCAAGGATTCAACGGTCTATATGTTTCCACCGAGCACACGTCCAAGCGAATTTGGGACGTGATGACTTACTTGCATTCCTCTCACCCGGATTATGGTGAGCTTGTCCTCCCTCCCACCAAAGAATGGGAAAACCGGAACGTCACTTCGGAACACATCCGGCACATGCAGGATATCTGCTTCGACATCGAAAATGGAAGGAACCTGCCGGGAAAGCTCGAAGTCAAAGAGTTCCCCAATCGTGACTGGGATTCCATTGAAGACTGGCTCAAGCTCTATCACAGCAAGAACCACTATGACTTCCTGCTTTTGGACTACATCACCCGGCTGGAGATTCCCGGTGACCCCCGGTGGAAAGACCAAGGGATGAAGGAACTCATTCACCGCATCCAGAAGTTCACCCGCCAGTTTGACGAGAGCCGGGGCATCATCGTCATGAGTCCCGTGCAGATTACCAAGGAGTCCTACAAGGAAGCTATGAAGGGGGACTTCAAAGAGGGAATTGGGCACTACACACTGGATGCTATCCGCACATTTTCCGAACTGAAAGACGACATGGATGTCATCCTCACGGTGTGGTCGGACATCGAAATGAAGGCACCGGAACGCAACGAAATTGAAATTGGATGCGTAAAAAAGCGTGTCGGAGCACAACCTTTGGCGCAAATTGCGGTAATATCTCCTTGGACAGGTGCATTCGTCCGTAAGGGTGCCGCCGCCTCGGAACAACGTCCCCTGACCACGGAGTTGAAGCAGGTGATTCAGGAGGTAAGAAACATTGATTCCGAGATGGCTGATACACTTTAGATATATCAAAGTAACATATACTCAAGTTATTGATAGGAGGTTGTTTGGCTAAGTACTCCATCGAAGACTCAGTGCCCCCCATCATGCCCATAAATTGGGCGGATTGGGAGGGGGATTTACACGTTCAAAAGATGCGGAAAGACCGTCAGAAAGAGGCGGAGCTTATCTACTTTCGCCTGCTCCTCAAACAGTGGTATTTGGGCACCTTCCCAACTGATGCTTGGGAGCTAGCGCAACTCATCGGGGTTAGGTACCGGACGCTCACCCAGTGGTTGTACAAGTATGCCCACCTTTTCAGGTGCAACGACTGCAACGGAATCTTGTGGAACCCCAAATGGGGTCATAAGGTTAAGGACCATGTGGCAGTGAAAGGGCAGCGAACTGGCAGTAAGCTGGCACTGGTCCGGCAGTGTCTGGGCAGTTGTCTGGCAGCGAACTGGTACTGTACCTGCACTAAACTGGCAGTGAGCGGGTACAACTTGAAACTCCGAAACTATAGAAAAGACGTGACTTACTCACTTCCGCTCGGGACAACCGAATCTAATATAACCGAACCGAACCGAACCGAAGGGAAGCCGGAACGGCGGGTAGAACCAGAACCAAAACAAGAACCGGAAACGTCTGCCATTCCGGCTTCCCCCGTGGAAGAAGAAAACTGGAAATAGGAGATACATGGCGCAGCAACCGTTTGACCTTAGCAACACGTTCAAAGTTTTAGGGGAAGAGAAACCCGCTCCTCCTGCCTCCTCTTCTCCGGTGAATTCCTCTGCTTCCTCTCCGACGCAGAAATTCTCTCTCTCCGCTAAATGGAAAATATGGGTTGGGGATTGGAATGAGGACGATGATGAACCCATTCCGCAGAGAGAGATTTGGCGGGCTATCCACTGCTTGTTTAACCCCAACTTCAAGGGGTGTGACCAGTGGTACAAAGAGCAAGTTCTGACAGTTGGGTTTGTACGCCGGAACGGGCGGAGGATGGTGGAAGATACACCACCCGACTACAATCCCAAAGACCATCCGTGGGATATCCTGCATGTTCCTCAGCCGGATAAGCACTGCAAAAAGTGTTTGGGTATAGGCTGGAAAGATAGGCGAGACCCCAACAGTCTTGCTACCGATAGAGAGTTTTGTGATTGCTGGAAATAGCAGTATTATTCTATTCCGGGCCTTTGACCGGAACCCAAAAAAATATTTTTCATGACTACTTCAAACCCACTATTGACTTCAATTTCCCCACTCCTCGAAATCCCCATTGGTGCTGTGATTTTTTTGTGCCCGGAGAGGTTTGCAAGTAATTTTGCATTTTCACTACCGGACCCATAAACAGCCGCAAGTATGACCGCAGACGTTCCAAATCCCGACAGAAGGACCGCAGGCTAACTTACAGGAGAGTCCTATGACTTTGAAGAGTGGTGCTGTTACGCCGTTTCAAGAATATATCTATAAAAGTAGGTATGCCCGTTGGCTTCCTGAGAAGAGTCGTCGGGAAGACTGGTCTGAAACCGTTCACAGATACATCGAATTTATATCCAAGAGAATCCCCGCCGACGTTCGAGAAGAAACTTCAAAAGAGTTGGAAAATGCTATACTCAATCTGGAAGTCATGCCCTCCATGCGAGCCATGATGACCGCAGGAAAGGCGCTCGAAAAGGATGAAGTCGCCGCTTATAATTGCAGCTTTTTGGCTATTGATGACCCCCGTGCATTTGACGAAGCGATGTATATCAGTATGTGCGGTGTAGGCTTGGGTTTCTCCGTAGAGCGCCAATATGTAAATCAACTCCCCACCGTCGCCGAAAATTTCTATCCCGTTGAGACCATCATCAAAATTCGTGATTCCAAAATTGGCTGGGCTTCCGGTTTCCGCCAACTCATCGCTTTGCTCTACGGTGGTTCAATCCCGCAATGGGACCTCTCCTCCGTCCGCCCGGCTGGTATGCCGCTCAAGACCTTCGGCGGCAGGGCATCCGGGCCGGGACCGTTAGACCGCCTCTTCAAGTTCACTGTTCAGCTTTTCAAGAATGCAGCTGGGCGCAAGCTCACGTCTCTCGAATGCCACGACCTCATGTGCATGGTAGCCGACATCGTGGTTTCAGGTGGTGTGCGCCGGTCGGCAATGATATCCCTCTCCAATTTATCCGATGACCGGATGCGCAACGCCAAGAACGGTCAGTGGTGGATTGAAAATCCGCAACGGGCCTTAGCCAACAACTCCGCCGTCTACACCGAAAAACCAGAGATGGTCACCTTCATCCGGGAGTGGTTGTCACTTTGTGAGAGCCGGTCCGGGGAGCGGGGCATCTACAACCGGGATGCTGCCGTCAAGAAAGCCAAGTCCGTGGGTCGCCGTAAGTGGGAGGGGATTGAGTTTGGAATCAACCCGTGTGGCGAAATTATACTTAGAAGTAAGGGTCTATGTGTATCAAAACAAACCCCCTTAATTACAAAATTAGGGATTATAAAAATAGGTGAAAATGTTGGAAAGACTGTTTCGGTGTGGAATGGAAAGGGCTGGTCGGACGTTGTTATCCGCCAGACTGGTTCATTACAACAGCTATTGCGTGTTACTTTATCTGATGGTTCTTACTTGGATTGCACCCCTGACCACGGGTTCTCAGTAAAGACTAGATTTCAAAAAAATTGGAAACGGGTGGAAGCTAAAAACTTAATGAAGTATAGCAAATACCCCGTTCAGGTCGAACCTACAAAGATTGTTTCTTCAAAGGATGGAAACTGTATTAATCACGCTTATACCCTTGGTTTTTGCGTTGGTGACGGCAGTAGTAACGGGGATTCTAGTATTGTTACTGCTGACTTATATGGTCGTAAAGACCAGACCCTGCCCCTGGCAGGAAGTCGTGCGAAAGTACGCCGGAAACCGGGGTATAGTGTTGATAGTCAAAGAATCTCCTGCACAAAGTTTGTAGATGTCTCTTTAATGAAAGCCTTGAAAACAGATCATACGGCACTAGATAGGCTGTTCTTGTGGAATAAGAAATCGGTTTTAGAGTTTGTGGCTGGGTGGATGGATGCCGATGGCTCTGAGACTGGAACAGGAGGAGTGCGCTTGTATATATCCGGTGAGCTTCGTGCTCGAAAGATGCAACTTCTTTTGACTAAACAAGGGATACGTTCATTGGTAAATTTGTGTGAGTCGGCAGGAATTAAGACCAACTACGGGGTTCGTAGTGATGATTTGTGGTACCTTCAAATAACAGATTGCTCTAATATCCCCAGTCATAGAGTGAATACAAAGGGTGGGCATATCCCAAGGTTTAAGGGGAAATATCAGATTGTTCGCAGCGTTGTTCCACTGCCGGGACGGCATGATGTTTTCTGTTTCTCCGAACCTGAGAAACATATGGCTCTCTTTGCTAATGTTCTGACATATCAATGCAATCTCACCGAGGTTGTCTGCCGTCCGTCCGACGACGCCGTCAGCCTTGAACGTAAAATATGCCTTGCGGCGATTCTAGGCACCCTACAATCGACGTTAACGGAATTTAGGTACCTGCGTAAGGATTGGCAGCGAAACGCCGAGGAAGAGCGCTTATTGGGCGTTTCACTCTCGGGAATCATGGACAACCGGCTGCTCTCCACCAACAGCAAGGAGCTTGCTCCCCTTCTGGACCACCTCCGTCAACACGCTGTCGCCGTTAACGTGGAGTGGGCAGGGAAGCTGGGCATCACCCCCTCCGTCGCCGTTACCTGTGTCAAGCCGTCCGGCACGGTCAGCCAACTGGTCAACTGCTCGCCAGGCATCCATACGAGGTTTAGCGAATACCTCGTGCGGGCTATCCGGGAAGACCGTAAAAATCCCATTGGGGCATTCCTCAAGGCATGTGGAGTTCCCAATGAGCCAGATGTTACGAAACCCAACGATGTGGATGTGTTCTTCTTCCCCTTGGCTTCCCCCGAGGGGTCTATCACTCGGAACAAGCTGACGGCTATTGAACAGCTTGAACTCTACCTCACTTACCGGCAGCACTGGACCGAACACAACCCCAGTACGACCATCTATGTCCGGGACCACGAGTGGTTGGAAGTGGCTACATGGGTCTACAAGCACTTTGACCAAATCGGCGGGATAGCATTCCTTCCATTCACCAACCACATCTATAAGCAGGCTCCCTACACGGAGGTATCCGAAGTGGAGTATCGGGCGGCTAGTCTTAAGATGCCGGAAATAGACTGGTTAAAGCTTCCTGAATTTGAGAAAGATGACCACACCACGGCGATGAAGGAAGTTGCTTGCTCTGGAAACAGTTGCGATATATAATCCTGTAGTTTTGGTATTTGTGAACTATAGAAACCTTTATCAGAGGGGCCATGAAACAAGTATGTGGAGTTTACTGTATTTCTCTTGTTAATACAGAGCGCAACTATGTCGGGCAAGCCAAAGATGTTTTCAAACGTTGGAGGGAGCATCGGTGGGCTTTATCTAAGGGTGTGAATAAATCCAAAAGATTGCAAAGGGCGTGGAACAAATACGGTTCCGCTGCTTTTCTATTTAGGGTTTTGGAAGAATGTCCGTGCGACCCACTTGTGTTACTTACGAGAGAACAATATTGGATTGATGAACTTCAAGCCCACAAGAAAGGATTTAACTGTTCTCCGGTTGCTGGTTTGTCTACCTTGGGGGTTAAGTTTTCCGCTTCAACTAAGGCTAAGATATCAGAAAAAGCCAAAGGAAGGGTGATATCGGAAGAAACAAGAAGGAAAATTAGTGATGCCTTGAAGGGTCGATTATTTTCCTCAGAGCATAGGGCTCGATTATCGAAGGTAAGTACTCAAAGAATGCTTACCTCTCCTGATAGATTTATTATCGGAAAGTGGTCTCACAACCACCCTCGTTTTGGAAAGGACAACTCGTTTTATGGTAAGCATCACTCGGATGATGTAAAATTAATAATGTCAGAAAAACATCAAGGGAAAACAGCCTCTTCTGAGCTTTGTGCTTTACGCTCTAAAAATGCAACTGGGAAAAACAACCCCATGTTTGGAAGAAAACATTCAGAAGAGACTAAGGAAAAAATTAGGCAAGCCCGAATTTTACGGGTTACGAGTATTGTAAGACAGGAAAGCTGATTATTAAAGGATACACATGGAAACAATTCTTAAGTTCGTTCTGACTTTCGTGGATGGTACTACGGAGGTGCAGGAGTTGCCCGTCCCATCTGAACATGCTGAGGCTCTCGCCATGCAGGCGATTGTGCAGTATGCCAGTGTGGGTCTCCTCAAGAAGTTGGAGAAGGAGAATAAATTTGTGCTCATTGCGGCGAGTCAAATCGCCATGGTAGAGGTGGAGCTTCCTAAAGTCACCCTTGCCACAAGCCTTGATGCCAAAATAGCGGGGAACGCTGCCGATAATATCCGTAAAATCACCCTCGGCTAAGCCCCGTAGTAGAGTCCCCTATCGTACCCCGCCCCCCGATGGACGCTGCCGGAAATTAAAATTCCTTCGGCGTCCATCCCGCACGTGGTATACTGAGAGTGAAGGATTTTATGCGACAGGCGGAGTGTAACTGCCGGTATCCGGGGCCATGCTTCCCCCGCTCTAAGGATGAAGCTGTGGTGGACATTCAAAAAGTTGGACAGGATGGCACTGCCATACTTCTTCTGCATCACATCAAAGCAGGACCTTTCCCCATTCACAACATCCGCAGTGTTAAGACCAACCTGATTTTTTTTCTCAAAAGCAATCAGCAGAGGCACCGTAATTTGCGGGTTCTGAATCGGGGTCCAGCGAAGTATTACTCTTAGGTGAGTCTATGGTCGTGGAATTGCGTCAAATCGCACTGTACCCCGAATCGGGGAAGCTGTGTCGGCTCCCGTACCCCGGTCATCCGAAGGGCTGTCCATGTTACGGACATAAAGTAGGGTGCCCCCCTGAGTGCGTCCGGTTTGTTGATAAGATAGATACCTCCCAACCCGTTTACGCTATAATCAATGAATTCGACTTAGCAAACCATATGCGAAGGATGAAGTTGCGTCATCCGCAGTGGTCGGAACGGCAACTTCGGTGTTGCCTGTACTGGCAGACCGGGCCACGCAAGAAGCTCGCTGCCAAGGTTACGGCGTTTCTCGTGGAGCATGAGGATTATGTCGCTGATTTCTGTCCCGAGGCGGAGGGGGTGAATGTCACTCAGACTCTCCGATTATCTGGTATTAACTTAGAGTGGCCTCCGAGGAAAATAGCTCGGCAAGTCGCCTTCGTCGGCGTCCCAAAGGAGAAATAATGTCTTGTGTAGCAGCCGTGGTTGAAAAAGGAAAGGTTTGGATGGGCGCTGATTCTGCGGCCTCTGATGGTGAGGATATGGTGACTCTCACCAACAGGAAGGCATTCTTTAACGGACCCTACTTGATTGGAGCGGTGGGGTCGATGCGTATGACACAGCTTCTCCAATACAAGCTGGAACCCCCTGCTTACACGGACCCCAAGGTTCCCCTGATAAAGTTCATGGCAACCGAGTTTATTGAGGCGGTGCGCCGGACGTTCAATGTGGGCGGCTTCATGGCACAGCAGGATGAGCACAGCAGCACCGGGATATTTCTCGTGGCCTTTAGGGGACACATCTTCCGCTTCGAGGGAGACTTTCAGGTGTTTGAGAGGGTGGACGGCTTTGAGGCAATCGGCTGTGGAAGTCCTTACGCTCTTGGGGCGCTTAGCGTCACCCCTGACGACCCTGCTAAGCCCCGGCTGGAGAAAGCACTTATGGCGGCGACATATTTCAGCGCCCATGTGCGCAAGCCCCACCTGATACTGAATGAGGATGGCAAGGAAAATTGTTAAGGCAAATTATTTCCTTTAAAATCTTGAAATCTGTGGTATAATGTAAGTGGAAGGATTTGATTATGAAAAAATTTGTTGGCACTTATCGTGACCGTAGGGTTAAGATTGAGGCCATTAGTGCCGGGAAGGCCATCCTTACTGTCAGTAAGATTTTCGGTGTGAAGCCAACCAAGGTCAGCGTTCGTCAAATTTAAGTTTTGATGTTTTTGAACTACCGACAGTATTATATAGAAGCGAGATGAACATGAAAACGGTCATCACAAACCCGGTTGACACGATAGAAGCGGTCGCCGCAGTGTGTGAGGGAGGCGATACCTCGCCTTCGGGAGGGCTTGGATAGAAAATCCAAGCAAGGACCCCCGAAGGCGCTCGAAAGAGCGCCTTTTGTGTTTTAAGGAGACTTTTTACTCCGGTGAGTCGAGCGGCTAAGACACCTGCCTTACAAGCAGGTAAACTCGTGGGTTCGAGTCCCACCCGGAGTACCAAAATTAAATATGCCCCGGTAGCTTAGTGGCTTCAAAGCGCCACCTTCACACGATGGAGAACACAGGTTTGAGTCCTGTTCGGGGCACCAAGTTCTGGTTGACAGTAATGTCTACCAGATGTCAACGTATACGGCTAATCCGGCTGACGACCGGTGTTATCGGCGACTTACGTTAAGAGCCGCCCTGTTTTAAGCCTTGTGGCGGGTAACCGCAGCGGTCATAGACGACTGTAAATAGAAGGGCATCCAAGGCTGGCCTCTCCCGTTCGATTTGGGATACTGTGCTCATGGGTATGGTAAGCCAGCCCACAAGGCGAAAGATTTGCAGGGGTAGCACAATGGCAGTGCGGGACGTTGCCAACGTTCATACGGGAGTTCGATTCTCCTCCTCTGCTCCAAGTTTGTGGGGCCATCGTCTAATGGGAGGACTTCTGCCTTGCACGCAGAAAACCGGGGTTCGACCCCCCGTGGTTCCACCAAAGTTTAGGCATACTTAGACATCCCTCGGGATTGTCTTCCGTTGCCTTTATTTCGACCACAGAAAGTTGGAGTCTGGCTGTTGCAGTTTGGACAAGTTAAGCGGACGTTGTCTGGTTTACAGTTTCCAGCATCTCCATCAATGTGGTCTACGACTGGAATAAGGGGTTTGTTGCACCAAACGAGCAGCATACCGCAGATTTCACAGTTATTTCCTCTTTTTGAGATGAGGATTTTGCGGATGGTTTTTCGGTGCTTGACTCCCCCTAGTTCAAACTGTTCTAGGGCCTTTGCATGGAGGTAGTGCCCACGTCCTTTCGGTTCTGGTTTCGGTTTTTTTGGTCTCTTTGCGTTGCTTGCTTTTGCCGAACAAGAACTGGAGCAATATGTGTTATCAAACCGTTTGTTGTAGGGGATGGATGCTTCGCATACGGGGCAACGTTTAGGGCTGAGCATGTATTTAGCTTCATTTTTAGCAGTCCGGCTCTTGTTGCTGCATGCTAGCGAACAATAGATGTGGTTTGCTGGTGTATTACAGACTGGGCATTGATTCATAGTTGTTTTTTGGGCGGGATTGATGTCAATGGTAGCATGCCACGCTTCCAACGTGGTCGTACCGATTCGACTTCGGTATCCCGCTCCAACCTCCTATAAAAGGAGGTCGAAAGTCGGTTTTCGCTAAAGTTTAGGCGGGTATGGTATATTGGGTGTGCCCAACCTTCCCAAGGTTGTGAAACGGATTCGATTCCCATGTCCCGCTCCAAGATTGTAGTCACTCTAAGGGCTGTCGAAGCTGACGAGTGGCGAGGTTCTACCAGCAGGGTCCCTCAGTAAGGGGGACTGTGGTGGTTCCCCTGAAAAGGGACCCCGAGCAGTAGAACCTGCGGATGACTAGCTTAACCAGCCGGTTGTCCCGAATTTTGCGGGTGTAGCTTAATCAGAGCGGTGGTCCACCAGACCACGCCGTGTCCGGGCTTGATATCAAGTCAGGCATGTTGTACCGGCTGAACGCCGGTCGCCCGCTCCAGTTTGTGGGCCTGTAGCTCAGCGGGAGAGCGCTTGCTCGACAAGCAAGAGGTGGTAGGCTCGACCCCTACCGGGCGCACCAAAGTTTGGGACCGGAGCTTAAGCAGAACCTTCTGCCATCGGAAGAGCGTAGTGTTTACAACACTTGGGGGTGGGAATCCCTCCGGCTCCACCAAGAACGACGCTGGGTTCGTGCTCCAGAAGTGGGTGACACGACGCCAAGGAGAGGGGTTAACAGCCCGGAGAGTAGGACCAGCGTCATCAAGTTTTGGGTACGTCGCCTAATGGGATGGCACTTCCCTCGCACGGAAGAACGATTGCGGGTTCGACTCCCGCCGTATCCACCAAGTTTTTGAAAGTATATAGTCCATCCTTAGCGATGAAGTGTTCATCTTCATGGCAGGTGGGGCAAAGGATTTCAAGGTTTTCAGGTTTGTTGTTTTTTCGATTGCGGTCTATATGGTGAACCCGCAGAACTGGGGTAAAGCGGGCGTATCCACAACGATTGCATTTTTTTGGATGATGTTTGAATGCAATTTCTCGATACGCCGCTCCACCGTTAGTGTAATGGTCTGGTCTCATATCATGAAATGCCTCACCGGATAGGATAGACTGAGCGTGGTCTTTACATGCCCGTGAGCAAAAAAGCAGACCAGATTTTGATGCTTTAATTTGAGCGGGGCGTTTTTCAAAGCTAGTAAAGCAAAATGAGCATTTTACAGTAACTCTTGTTCTACTAGCAACCCCCGAGCACTCTCTTGAGCAGTATTGACCATTAGAGTGTTTGGGTAAGTAAAAAGGCCTTTTGCATGTGGGAAGTGTACAGTAATGAAGAAACAGCCTTCTTGGCTTCCCATCGTAGAGTGTAGATATTATTGATTCTTCGGGTGGATTTGATATGTCAGTATGCAAGTGTGATTACCTCCACCTATGTATTTGATAGTTGATTTTCACGGCCTGTTCGTCTATCGGCAGGACAGCAGATTCTCAATCTGTAAAGAGGGGTTCGATTCCCCTACGGGCTACCAAATTCATGGGGTCGTAGACAAGTGGCTTAAGTCGCCAGATTCTCAATCTGGAAACCGTGGGTTCAAATCCCATCGGCCCTGCCAAGTGGAGATGTTGTGGCAACGTTGACGCTGGACATAAACGAGGAAGCGAAGTTCAAGGCTTGGGAGAAAGAGCACAAGAAAAAGTGCAAACTCCGGCCCGGTACGTGTGGTGACCTTTACAGCTTCAACATCTGCCCAAGTGGTATTGGGGATTTTATCAGTGTTCACTGCCCGTGTGGAGCACAAGCAGACCTGACGGGAAGTTTGTAAAAGGCAAGACCATGAGCCTATGGATAACATCATTCACAAACTGCTGGTATACGAGCCAATTCGTATATTTGATGAGTTTAGCCACTGGATTGTGGTAGGATGGATGATTCTCCATACGTTGAGTTGGGCGATAGTGGAAGGATGCCGACTCTACTGGTCAACGAAAATAAAGATTAGGCGCATTTTCATACAAGATGTCGCCGAAGAGTAACGCACCTGTCGCCAAGTGGAAAGGCATAATTTGAACTACCAACCCCCTTTATAGGGGTTATGATGCTTATTTGCAAAAATTGCGGTGGGTATATTCCATCAAGGGTAAATGTTGATGGGAAAATAAAAAAGCTGAACGGTCGCAGGTATTGTTTATCCTGTAGCCCATTTAAGGGAAAGAAATTTAATTATGAAACTGACCGGGATGAGAATAGAAATTTCCACTGCCGCTTATGTGGTCAGAACACCGGTCCTCGCAGGCGTATGTGTAATACCTGTGTATCCCGCATTAGACGTTTTCGAGCTAAACGTACAGCCGTAAAGTGGCTTGGAGGAAAATGCAATCGGTGTGGATGGGTCGGAGACATTGCGGCTTTTGAGTTTCACCACCCCGGAGACAACAAAGAGTTCGATATTGGTACGGTTAGTAACAGAGCATGGGCAACGATAGTCAAAGAATTAAAAAAATGTGAATTACTCTGTTCCAACTGTCATCGTACCGAACATCATGGCATCCGTGATGAGAATTTCTTAAAAATAGCGGATGAATATGGTGGAAAAATTTATGTTTAGTGACTCGGATTCCGAATGGTTAGGAGGCGGTCTGCAAAACCGTTTAAGTGGGTTCGATTCCCATCCGGGTCTCCAGTTTAAGCACGGGTACCCAAGCGGCTTAAGGGACAGGTCCGCAAAACCTGCATTCATAGGTTCAAATCCTATCCCGTGCTCCAAGTGAGGTCATGGCTACCATTGACCACGTAGTGGGTGCGGGCAAAATGATGAGGCTGCTGCCCGCCTTTGTACTCCCAAACGTGGATACTTCGCAGCCTCAAACTTTATACCGTGGAAGACAAAGTCGTCGAGTCCTCTGGCTTTCAACCAGAGCATTAGCGGGTCCGAGTCCCGTCCACGGTACCAACTCTGGGGGATAGCACCGACGTGCAGGCAGGTCCTATAAACCTGTAGTTGCGGCTGATTACCGTGCTCGGCGGGGATTGACACCCCGGTCCCCTACCATTTTTTAAGAATCTCAGTATTAGTCCTTGGGAGCATATGATGAAAAAGGAAAAAATCAGGGATTACGAGGTTCAGGCAAAACTCACACTCTACACCAGTACCACTGTTTCGGCCCGGTCTTTAGAGGAAGCGACTGAAAAGTCAAAAAACCTTAAGGAGCAGGATTTCGTAGACTTCAACGGTGATTACATCGATGGTAATATGCGGATTACCGGAGTCTATGAGTCTGGGTTTGAACTATAAGTAATGTGACGGTTTGGGACACTCCGGTGGTTACATAAGGGACATGCCTTAGGGCACTACGCTCACACTGGGTAGCATATATGCGGTGTCCCGTTTAATGTGGGGGCGTTCTGGTTTCGACGGGAGCGCTCATTGCAGGAAGGCACGCCGGGAGGTTACCCTGCCCGTAACAAGGGTTAACAACGCAATTGCCACAGCGCAATATGCATTTGCTTAATCGCTAGATTAGGCACGCTTGCTCTGCTTTAGCCTGTCGGGTAGAGGCCAAGCGCCGATAGAGAGGCTGCGACCGGGGATGCAGCCGATATCCGGCGAGATAAAGGCTTGCACCGTGGTTCTGATATGCCTGTTTCAGCAGAGTCATGGCAAAGAGCAGTACGAAGCAGGATAAGCGTGTAGTCTTCTTGTTGTGACACTTTTCGGACCTGGGTTCAAATCCCAGCGCCTCCACCAAAAAATTTATGGCTTCCGCCAAATGTTCCAAATGCAAGCATCGTAAATACAAAAAGCCCTGCACCGTAAGGGTCAAGGTCAAGGGGTGGATGAAGAGTATCCCGCCCGGATGGCAACAGGATTATGAACCCTGCGGGTGCAAGGAGACGGTGTGAGTAATTGCGACCGCTGATATCCATTATGAGTTGCCACGCTCACCGTCGCTGGCAGCAGCAACTCAGGGAAACATGGTTGAGAGAGTGCCCGGTTGATTATCGGTTTTTCTTGGGTAGTCCCAAATTGGAAAATGCTGATGATGATGAGGTTTCGCTGAATGTTTCTGACACATACGGAGACCTCTCATCCAAGGTCCAAGCTGCATATCAATGGGTGATAATGTACAGCTATGACCACGTTTTTAAGTGTGATGTTGATACCTATGTTTGCACCCCTCGGTTACTCCGGTCGGGGTTTGAGCGGCATGACCATATAGGACAACGGGGTGTGGGGGAAAATAACCAACCCTACGGAGGCTCCGGGTACTGGCTCAGTAGGAAAGCGTTAGAGTTTCTTGCGTCAGCGCCCTGCTTAAAGGACACCCGTTGCTACAACGATGAGGATTGGTGGGTATGGGCAACGCTGTCATTTAATAGCGTTTGTCCCACAGAGCACGATGGTCGTTACAGTATGACGGAGGGAAGGGTCCCTCTCCCGGAAAACGACATCATCACTTACCACCCACACACACTTACCACCGAAGAACGTTTCATGGGCATTCAAATGGTCCACGAAAAGGCCAAGGAGATTAGATGAATTTGGTAGCACTATGTAGTGTGAGATGTAGTGTGAGATGTAAGGTGACGGCGTGAGCATCGGGAGCATGAGTTACTATCTTACTTTGAAGGCCCTTGACCCGGATGGGTCGAAGGGAATCTTCGCTCCTAATAATCCCAAGTTTGGAAAAGGTTTGTGGACTGGACAACTGCTGCCCCGCAAGGGGGAGAGGAAAGTCGGAGCTACACAGAGCACCGTGCGGGGTAACGCCCCGGCGCAGTAGCAATACTGCGACAATTAGAGCAACAGAGACGAGCCGGTTAAGTCCGGGTGAAACGGGCAATCTTCACGGGGAGCAATCTCGAATAGGAGGGGATGAACCTGCTCGGTTCGCTATAACCCTCGGGTTGAGAGCTTGACCCCCCTAGTAATAGGGGGGGCTAGATTGATGGTTGTCGCCTCGCAAGAGGAACAAAACTCCGCTTATAAGTCCACAAATAATTTAGTGATTTGACTACGGCAACCTTATTAGAGAGATTGCCATGAAACAAAGTAAGTCACAAAAGCGGTTGAATGCGGACTATACAAGACAGTTAGGTATGAGTCCGGGGTCAGCTACCCATAAGCTTACTCGAAACCTTCTTTTTAGGTACATCCAACAAAACCACGATGATGTTTGTTATCGCTGTGGTTCAAAGATTGAGACGTTAGCATCTTTTAGCATTGAACACAAAGAGCCTTGGCGTAATTCGGACCCGAATCTGTTTTGGGATTTAGAAAATATTTCGTTTGCCCATAAAAAATGCAATATTCAGGCAGCCCAACACATCGGAAAAAGAGTAATAGGTCCACCGGGAACAAGCTGGTGCTCAAATCACAAAATGTTTTTTCCTGTTGATAGGTTTTATAAAAACCGGTCAATGTGGAATGGGTTACACCGTCAGTGTAAAGAGTGTCATAAAAATTGGAAGAAGGCTTATAGGTCCACAAAATTTTCAGTATTATAGCTTGGTGCGTGATGCGAATCAGCGCTGCTTAACCACGGATTTACTCAGCAATGGGAGCCGAGCTAGTAACTCTTTTACCGGGGGCCGCAAGAAGAGTGCGGATAGTCGGCTCACTTCCAATTCCGCCGACGATAAAGATTGTAGGATGGTGAACAAGGCTACCCTATCGGGTCGAACCTTACTTTAGTTAGTAGTTGTGATTGGTCGTTTGTGGTCGCTGTTGTTGCGATTATTGATTAGGACCCACGACGCTGACTTGTTGGTCCCCGTCCAAATTCAAGGAGGCATATGAAATCCGATTCCGCATTTATCGCCGTAGTTTTAGACCGTTCCGGTTCCATGAGCATCGTCAAGGATGCGACCATCGACGGCTTCAACGAGTTCATCAATGGGCAGAAGCAGCAGCCCGGAGAAGCCCATCTCCTGTTGGTCCAATTCGACTCCATTGACCCCCATGAAATCGTTATCGACGCACCTTTGACGGACGTTCCAAATCTGACCAAGGACACCTTCTCCCCACGGGAGAACACTCCCCTGCATGACGCCATGGGGTGGACGATTATCGAGGTTGGCGAGCGGCTGGAAAAGATGCCGGAAGAGGAGCGCCCGGAGAAGGTCATCATCGTCATCCTCACGGATGGTCATGAGAACGCCAGCAAGGAATTCACGAAGGAAAATGTGGCGAACATGGTGAAGCACCAGACAGAGAAGTACAACTGGACCTTCATCTTCTTGGGAGCCAATCAGAACGCCGTTCTGACCGCCAAGGGATTCAACATTTCGGCGGATACTTCCATGAGCTACAACAACAACCCCTCCTCCACTCAGGAGGTATACCTTGCCGTAAGCGCCAACACCAGCGCCGTCCGGCGTGGTCTCAAGGCGTCGTTCACTTCCGCCCAACGGAAGGCGGCAAAACAGTAGCCTGTTTGTATAGACAGGCTACCGAATCCTTATATATGCGGGTGTAGTTCAGTCCGGTAGAACGCCAGCTTCCCAAGCTGGATGTCGTGGGTTCAAATCCCATCGCCCGCTCCAATATGCGTCACGTGGATACAATCCCCGACTGCCTCCTGCCTTTCATGACGCAAGAAAATTTCAATCTACTCGAAGCTACCCCGTGGTCAACCATTTTAGAGGAACGTAAGAGGCTCGCCGACGCTGGCAACTGGTATAGGCTGCAAGCAATAAACACCTACGTTTTTCAATATTATAAGGACGGGAATAGACATTAGATTTTAAGTATTTGGTATATGGAACCCCTAGTGGGGGGCAATATGCCAAATATAGATTGGATTGGTAGGGAATTTGGGCTTTGGAGAGTCTTATCCCAAGGTAAGCGGGATGGGTATTTGCTGTGCTTGTGTCAAGGATGTAATAATCAAAAAGAGGTTGGGAAACAGACTCTCAAGAGAGGGACATCTACAAAATGCTTACAATGTAGGTACCGTAGCCAAAGGGGAAAACAATACCCTTGGGGTCCTCCGCAGTCTTCTCTCTCTGTAGAGGAGATTTTTGTTAATAGACTCTTCTATCGGTACCGTCAACATGCAGAAGAACGGGGCCTTGAGTGGAAACTCACGAGAGAGGAGTTCTCCTCTATCATAAAGCGGGATTGTTACTGGGGCGGCTGTGCTCCGAAGATGAGGTTTATGCGCAAACACAAAAAGGATGTCAAGAGGGGTCGGGATGTTGGGATGATTGCAAATGGTATTGACAGGTTGGACAACTCACTGGGGTATACTTTGGACAACACGGTTCCATGTTGCAAGGAGCATAATACCATGAAGTCTTCTCTCCCCGCCAATAGGTTCTTGGAATTAGTGAAGTCAGTATACATGCTTCATTGCAGGGGGGTTGATGAAAGCTCAGCTTTTGAGTGATATCCATTCTGAATTTTATAAAAATCCCCTTGAGTTCCTAGACTCCTTGGAGTTTTCTCCTAACCTTGATTTCCTTTTACTTCCCGGAGACCTCGTGGTACCCTGCTCACAAGGTAAGGAAAAGACCAAACGGGTTGTAGATTACTTTGCTAGGAAGGCTCGCCACTGCATTTTTACTTGCGGAAACCATTGCTATTATTATGGTACTAAAGAAGCTGCCGAGGGAATCCTTATTTCCGTAATGCCTTCAAATTTCCACTGGTTAAGGAATTCTGTCGAGACGGTTGACGGAATTGGGTTTTTCGGTGGAGCAATGTGGTTTCCTGATGCCCCCCATAATAAGATGTATGAAGACCAATTAAGCGATTTTCTTGTTATTAGGGGATTTAAGGACTGGGTATACGAGGAAAATCATAAATTTATAGAAGCGGGCAAAAAATATATCACTGACAAGACCATTGTCCTTACCCATCACGTTCCCGCCTATAGTGTAGTTGCTCCAGTCTTTCAAGGCGATAATCTAAACCGATTTTTTGTTTGTGATATGACTCACCTTATTTTAAAGAGAAAGCCGCCCCTATGGGTTTATGGGCATACCCACCTCCCCGGAAATAGAATGATGGGGGAAACAAGGATTGTAGCAAACCCGTATGGATATCCTTTAGAAAGGAAAAATTTAGGGCCGTATCCTCCCGTTGTTTTTGAAATCTAGCGAAGCAGTATTATTACTCATGAACCCCGCCGTTGTAGCCGCCATCATCAAAAAATACGGAACTCACCTTGCCGGGGGTGAGTACGAGATTTTTGTTTCCCTCGCCGACGTGCAATCCATTCCGGTCGGCTCCGGGATGCGTGAGTACCAAGAACGGCCGCCGCAACGGGGTCGTCCTCCGCTTGTTTCAACGCCCGCAGGTTATCGACATCACCGCCACGGTGACCGACCTTGAAGGTAACCCCATCGTGAAAGCTCCCCCCGCTCCCCCGCCTGAACCGCCTC